TGCGGCACCTTGGGCGATTCGCTGACTTTTAACCCTCTCTGCTCAAGCATTTTTCCGTTCATCTGCGCGACATTGCATTTGCACCCCCAAGCCTTGACGGGAAAATGCGCCTGCCAGAAGGCATCATCCGCAGGCAACACCAGGTTATCCCAGGACGAGTGCTGCATTCTTGGATGTTCTGAATTGTTGGCGTTGTAGCGCAGGTAAGGAAAACTTTTCTTTGCAGTTTGAATGCGCTGCCATTGCCCTTCTGAATGCGCAGTGCGCAGGTTGGTATCGAAGATCGTTCTCAGACGGCGCGTGCTGCCCAGTTGCACCAAGTTGGTTTCCCCAGTCACCGGATCGGTCATTTCCGCTTTGCCCCACCAGCCTTTTTCCATCAACAATGGTTTCAGGTTTTTGCGGAAATCTTCGAAAGTGGTCCCATTTTCCAACGCAGAATCAATGCCGCCACGGATATCGCGCAGGATATCCAGTTGCATCACCTTGGCCACGGTAAACGCGGCCTGGTGTTCTTGCTGCCACACGTCCTCCCAGCTAAAGCCGATTTTGTAGCCTTTGCTGCGAAAGGACTCAATGGCCTCCTTGGGGGGTAGCGGCTTGAACTGGATCATTTTGGCTTATGGTGTTGGCAGGGTTATCGTTTTGGTGGGCTTGGTTGTGTAACGCTGTCCAAACTTGGCAACCGCCCAATAAAATAGTTTCGCCCATGGTGATGCCATGCCGTCAGAAAACATGATCGTTTCCATAAGCAAATCCAGTGTTTCTTTGGCTGACTGTGGCAACAATCCTGCGCGCATGAGCTGATAGCCGCCATCATGCACTAATGACCCCGCCATGCCCTCGGGCGTGTCCGGCCCGCCGGTAACACCGTCCCAGGCATAACCGGGCATGAAAAACATTTTTCCGTCAGTATCCAGGCTCACCCAGCCATTTGACACGTAGGTTTCAGGACGCAATGGGGTCTGAATCCAGTAAGGTTGTTGTAGTTGATATTTGTAACCGCCCTTGTAAACCAGACGCGGGCTGCGCTCGATTTTTTGTTTATTCACGTCATTCCTCCTTCAATTGATCTTTCACGCGACCGTAAATATTCGCGGCAAACTGGGCTTGTGCGAGCGTTTCTGCTAGTTTGTCGGTGTCCATGTCCTTGATTAACCCGGCAAGACCGGCTTGGAATTCCTCGTAATCTTTGGATCTTGCTGCCAATTCCAGGATGGGTGCAATCATCGGGTTGCTGATCCGCTCCCAATCGCCCGCCAGTTCGTCGGCGAAAATGTCGAATTCGTCCTGATCCTGGGTTGCGGTCAGCGCGGCAATTTTGGTGTTTGTTGCGGCCTGTTGGGGCAAATGATTATTTGCCCCAACGATTTCCGGTTGCGGTGGATTGTCATGTGCATGCAGTTGCAACACCGGCTCATTGCCCTCTGGCGCTGGAATTCGCAGCCGATCTTGCGTCCATGAAACAGGAATGGGCAGATTGACACCCACCAATTTGGGCAATGCATCGGCATATAACGCCAGATCCTCCGGTTCGCGCAGATCGAACACGAATTTGGGACAACGGCGAATGTCATCAAGCCCGCCGATATTGAGCATCACCAGCGGATAAACCAGATCGCGCGTTAATGTGCCCGCAAGTTGTATCCCATCGGATACCATCAGGTCATGCCGCACTTCGTTGTGCACGTTGCCGAGGGCATTGGTGCTGGTTTTGCCGTCTGCCTGGCTGGTGAGCGTGCCACCCAGAACGGCTTTACTGACGGTGCGCTCGCACCAATCCATCATAAACGCATAAGGATCTGACGCGCCCTTGGCGGCTTCTTTGAATTCGATCATCATGCCTTCCGGAATAATTCCCGCCGCATCATGGCCGATTTGCATGACGGCCCGCATGAGTGTCGCTTTTTCGTCATCCCCGCTGCCTTGCGGATATGTGCCCAAGCGCAAGGGCAATCCATAGATTTCCAGGAATTCGGCCAGATCCCGCACTGAATAATTTTTGAACAGGTACGGCCACGCCAGCACTCTATGCAGTCCGGAACGGGACAAATATCCCGACTTGGCTTTGTGGATGTGGGAGATCCAGCCAAATGGCTGCAATTCGGCGCCATCGATTGAGTTATCCCGCAGCCGTATTTGCATCCTGGTTTCCCGGTCGGTTTGGAACCAGCTTTGCGGCCGGTGGGTAATTGCTTTGGGCAGCCACTCTTTGCCTAACATTTGCCACTCGATTTCAAGGTTGGAAAATCCATGCCCGATTGCGTCCAGGCAATCGAGTATCACATCCTCGAAATTGGGTGTGTCAGCCATCAATTCTCTGATGTATGCGGCCATCTTCTTTTCCTTGGCGGATGGATTGCGGGGTGGCACAATATCCCAATTGCCCAGCAGCAATGCGCGTTTACGCTTGCTCATCTCGGCATAGATATGGCCGTCCTTTTCTTCCATGTCCATGAAAAGTTCATGCTGCGACCGGATGTCGCCTTGCTCCGCCGATTCCAGGATGCGCGCCAGCTTGTCCGGAGTTAAGCCCCGGCTGGGGTGACCGGCATAGGTCTGCTTTAACTGGGCAACCCTGGCGCTCTGCGGCTCCCTGATTTGCTTTGTATTGATCGGGTTGCCGTTGATGTCCACAATTCCTACCATGCTCCACCTCCAAACCTGCCATTTTTATTTGAGTTTTTGCCAGCGCCTTGATAGGCCATGCCGCCCGCGCGCGTGATAGCAACCATCCACAGCATGTGCAGTGCGTCCGGTCCGTCGTCGTGGTCGGCTTTGGGGAAATGCCGCAATTGATCGATCAGGGTTTTTTGTGATGGATGCACCCTAATTAAGCCGTTTACCATGTGCGGTTGCAGGGTTTCAATGCGCAGCAGTTTGTCGACATTGGGTGTGATTCCGACTGCAGGTACCGGAATTCCTCTCATTGCCGAGCGCTTGACCAGCTCGGATTTCAAGAATTCCTGGAACTGCACCACTTCTATTGCCCACAATAGGCAACGATATTCTTTCTGCAGCGCGATGACATCTTCGATGATTCGATCAGGCAGGCGCTTTTTGATCTGCGCTTCGACCACGTCCAGTATGCCTGTGGAACGATTAAACCCGCCCACTAGCAATGCGGATGGATCACGGCTGGCGCCTTTCTTGCCAAGGCTGGGGTCACAGGCACCAAAGAAAAGCCACTCTGTCAGGCGGTTTACCCAGAAGTTGATGCACTCGGCGAACGTTGCATCCTCTCCGGATACCGGGTCGTTTTGCTGTTCGGAATCAAAAGCCGGGCGGCCATCGCGGGCGCGTTTGATCATCAGTTTATAAAGCGGCTGCGCAGCTGGCCAGCTTACGATTGCGCCTTCCATCATCTGCGCTTTGCGTTCTTCATAGAAATTTAACGCGGCTTCCTCTCCGTCGTTAAGGAGCAGCTCTTCCCACTGGTCCCACAATCGCATGTTGTTTGGCCATTCAATGATTGCCTTGAATTTACGTGATTTCCACAGCGGGTTTTTAATCAGACGCGCGAGCAGTGAGTCGTAGTGCAGGATGGTGCCGATCACGACCACATCCATGCTATCGTCAGCCGGGCCGAGTGAAAGCACGGTTTTTTTGAACCATTTTTCGAGTTTGTTGCGCTGCTCCGGATTCTGTACGTTTTCATCGTTTTCCAGATCATCACCGATCACCAGGTCTGGGCGATGCGGGCCATGACGCAAGCCGCGCATTCGTTTACCGGAGCCGAATACCTGAACTTTGGCATCGTTGCTGGTCACGATGGTGCCCACTTGCCAAACCCTTCCCTGACCGGTGGCTTTTGGGTAATCCATGATCAGGCGGGGATTGAATTCCAGCTCTGCTTTGATGGCCTCCAGCATCGGCAATGCCTGATCGAGCGCATCCATGACCACGACGGGATATTTTTTGCGCCCGGTGACCAAGCAGAAAATGACGAATATCTGCGTGACAATCGTGGACTTGGCATTGCCACGCGGCGCGGCAATGGCTTCATGGTCGCCGATGCCGTTGTCGACAATCTCCACCAGGCGGCTATACAGGAAATTATGCAACACCGCGTTGTCATGCTTGACGTAGTGCGGGAAATAGGTGCGTGCGAAGAACTCAAGATCGTTTTTGGCTTTGGTTTGGCGCTCAAAACTAGCGGACGGATCGGGGCTGAACCCATCCACTTCCGCTTCAATCTGGATGCGCAACTCGCCAGCCAGTTGCGCGATTTGATCC